TGCCTCGGAACTTGCTTTTTGGCCTAAGTCGTCTGCTGAAGACATTTGGAATGGTCTTGCTCAAGCAGTTCCTAATACCCCTAATACAGCTATTTTTATCGAAAGTACGGCAAATGGTATATCAGGTATCTTCTACAATTTATGGAAGGGTGCAGTCGAGGGTACTAACGGTTATGTGCCGGTGTTTATTCCATGGTTCACTGATCCTGATTATAGGGAAGAAGTACCTAAAAACTTCAAGAGAACACCTGATGAAAAGGATCTAGCTAAAAAATATAAGTTAGATAATGCACAGCTTATGTTTAGAAGACGTAAGATAGCACAAAACGGAATTGAACTATTCAAACAGGAGTACCCATCGTACCCTGACGAGGCCTTTCTTACTACTGGTCGTCCTGTATTTAACCCTGATCAACTTCAGAAGTTAATACCTGAGACTAAGGATGTTGAGGAAAGACTAGCCTTAGAAACTGATGAATGGGTCAACCATAGTCGTGGTGAACTAACTACATTTATAAAACACGATAGTGGAGAACAGTATGTCATTGGTGCAGATGTATCTATGGGAATACGGAACGGAGACTACTCCGTGGCCATTGTACTCGATAGTAAAAAAAGACAGGTTGCCACATGGCGAGGTCATGTCCACCCTGACTACTTCGCAACAGTACTGTTTCACTTGGGAACCTACTACAACGATGCATTTATCTGTGTAGAGAATAACTCACACGGTATATTGACCTGTACTAGGTTAGGTAAAGACTTAGCCTACCCCAACTTCTACACTGAAGTGCAACACGATAAGATAACTGACAGAGAAACTGTGAAACTAGGTTTTACAACTACTGTTAAAACTAAACCCTTAATCATCGATCAACTCAGAGCCTCTATGAGAGAAAAAGAGTTGGAACTCAATGACAAAGTCACAATAAGAGAAATGCTAACTTACATAGTTACCGAAAGTGGTGCCATGGAGGCCGAGCATGGATGTTTTGATGACTGTGTTATGTCACTTGCTCTTGCAAACTATGTGCATGAAGGAGCTTGGGATCCTATCGAAAGTGGTAATGAATTTTATATGGAAATGGTATAAACATGGCTAAAATTGAAGAATATTCAAAACTAGATGACAGTGATATTGTCGTAATGGTTGAAAACAACATTAAGACTTCTGTTGGCTATTATGACAGTGAGATTTCAAAAGAACGTAAGAAAGTCACTGAGTATTACAATGCCACACTTCCACGACCTGCCCACGATGGTAATTCTAAGTTTGTATCACAGGATGTTTACGACAGTGTTGAGGCACTAAAGGCAGCTCTATTAGAGACCTTTGCTGCCGGTAATAACATTGTTAAGTTTGCACCTCAGAATGCTGATGATGTAGAGACAGCCGAAGTTTGTTCTAAATACACTGACTATGTGATGTTTAGACAGAATGATGCCTTTGAAGTAATGAACTCAGCTATCCATGACGGTCTAACAGCTAGAGTTGGTGTTGCTAAAGTCTTTTGGGATGAAAAAGAAGAAATCATTGAGGAAGAGTTTACTGACGTTAACCAAGATGAATTAGACATGCTTATAGCTCAGGAAGGTATTGAGTTAGGTGATAATGAAACTAATGAAGTTGGTTTAGTCTCAGGTACTATTCTTAAAACTAGAGATGCCTCACAGGTTGTTATCCAGTCACTAGCTCCTGAGGAGTTCTTAATTGAACCACAGGCAAAGTCATTAGATGACGTTAACTTTGTAGCTCATAGAACTCGTAAGACACTAACTGAGTTAAGAGAAATGGGTTATTCTGAAGATGTCCTTAAAGATATTGGATCAGACCATGAAGATGTCGAAGTAGAGACAGACCCTGAGATATTAGCTAGATTTGAAAACATTGGTGCTAGTCGTGGTTTTGATACTAAAGGCTACCAAGATCAAGTCCGTGATATCATGGTTTACGAATGCTATATGATGTTAGACAAAGAAGGCACTGGTATTGCCTATCTATATAAAGTTTGTAAAGCCGGTAATGTTATTCTTGAGTGTGTAGAAGTCGATAGAAAACCTTTTATCGTATTCACACCACTACCTATACCACATGCCTTTTATGGTTCTAACTTTGCATCTAAGGTTATAGCAACTCAGAATGCTAGGACTATATTAACTAGATCAATTCTAGATCATGCAGTTATTACTAACAATCCAAGATATATGGTTGTTAAAGGTGGTTTAACTAACCCAAGAGAACTTATAGATAACCGTGTTGGTGGTTTAGTAAACGTATCAAGGCCGGATGCCATAGCTCCTATGCCTCAGGCACCTTTAAACCCATTTATCTTTCAGACATTACAGATGCTTGATGAAGATAAAGAAGATACCACAGGTGTTAGCAGATTAAGCCAAGGCTTAAATAAAGATGCCATAAGCAAACAAAACTCAGCAGCAATGGTTGAGCAGTTAGCAACTATGTCTCAGCAGAGACAAAAGATCATAGCTCGTAACTTTGCTAATCAGTTTCTAAAGCCTCTATTTCATGAGGTCTATAAGTTAGTTGTCGAAAACGAACAATATGAAAAGGTTGTCGATATAGCAGGTAGTTTTGTCGAAATAGACCCAACGGACTGGAAAGAAAAAAGAGATGTAATGGTTGAGCTTAAGCTCGGTTACGGTGAACAAGAAAAAGATGCTCAGAAGTTTATGCAGCTACATCAACTATTCTCTCAGGATCCAAACTTACAACCAATGTATCAAATGCCTAATAGATTTAACATGATGAAAGAGGCACTACAGAAACAAGGCATATTAAATGTCGAAGAGTTCTTAACACCACCTGATCAATTACCTGAACCTCAACCTGATCCAATGCAGCAAATGCAGACACAAATGGCTCAGAAACAACTTGAGTTACAGGAACGTCAACAGCAACTATCTGAAATGAAAGCTCAGATGGATGGTCAAATGACTCAAATGAAATTGGAGCTTGATAAGATGAAGGCCGAGAGTTCACATGCTCTATCCTCCGACAATCAAGATCTAAAAGAGCAACAATTTGCTCATAAGAAGTACATAGATGAAGCTGAATTAGAGGTACTTAAGTCAGCCGAAGATGTACGAGGAATAGCCTCGCCTACAGGGTAATATCATATACCGATATTTAGACATACCTCAGTGAGGCTTAAATCACGTTTAATAACTAATTAAGGAAAGTAAAATGGAAAAAGAAGAGCTACTAATCAACATTGGAAACGATGCTGAACAACTTCTTAAGATGGAAGTTTTTAACAAAACAATAAACAGAATGGTGGAAGGAACTTTCCAAGCATTTGTTAATTCAAAGCCTGAAGAAACAGAAGCACGAAACAAAACCTATGACCATTACCGAGCTTTGGTTGATATCGTCAACACCCTGAGACAAGACATTCAGGTGCGAGATGAAATTAAATCAAAGAACGAGAAAGACAACAACAGTCAAGAGGAATAGTATTATCATGAGTGACGTACAAACCCCAACAAATGAAAAAGATTCAACAGCATTAGATCCGTCTGATGTTGGAGATGCCATTCTTGCACGATGGGAAGACGCTGAAAAAGAGCCATCAGAACCTGAGACCGAGAATGAACCTGAGATCGAAGAAGAAGAAGAGACTAATAACGATCTACAGGAAGAGGCAGACGAAGACGAGGTTGAAGAAGATGAAGAGACAGACCCTGAAGAAACTGAAACTGAAGATGAGGATGAAGACGATGATGTTGAAGACGAGAACCCTGTTCTTAGTGACGATGCTCAAGTTGAAATTCAAGTTGATGGTAAAACAGTACAGGCATCTGTTAAAGATCTTAAGAGACTTTACGGTCAAGAGGCTGCCCTCACAAGAAAGTCTCAGGAAGTTTCTCAGCAACGTAAAGAAGCTGAAGATAGTCTTTCTAAGTCTAGTGTCGTTCTCCAAAAGATGTTGGAGAAGGCTCAAGCGAAGTTTAAACCTTATCAAGAAGTGGACATGTTGGTCGCAAGTAAGACAATGTCTACAGAAGATTTTGCTCAACTTCGTAAAGAGTATAAGGCAGTTGAAGAAGAATATAAGTTCTTAAGTGAAGAAGCTGATGTCTATTATAAAGACCTACAAAACCAACAACAAACTCAATTACAGTCTGCAGCTAAAGAGTGTGTAAAGGTTTTACAGGACGAAGTTCCTAATTGGAGCAACCAACTTTATAATGATATCCGTGGGTATGCTATTTCCATAGGTCTACCTGAAAGCGAGGTTAATAGATATGTCGATCCTAAGGTGATCCAACTTATCAATAAGGCTCGTCTTTATGACCAAGGTAAAAAGGTAGCGACCACTAAAAAGAAAAATATAACTTCAACTAAAACCCTTAGATCCAAAAAGGCACCTCCTACAGCGACAAGCAGAAAAGCATCTAAATTAAAAGATTCAACGATTGCTTTAGCTAATAAGGGTGTTGACTTAGATGATATTTCTTCAGTGATTATGTCACGTTGGGAAGCATAATTTTAATTGCTTTTATAAGGAAAATCAAAAATGGCAATATATACTACTTACGACCAAGTCGGTAAGGCAGAGGACGTTTCAGATATCATCTCGAACATCTCACCTACAGACACTCCTTTTACTACTATGATCAAAACAGAGAAAGTCTCTGCTAGAACATATGACTATCAGGAAGATACTATCGGTAACGGTGCCGATAATAAACTAGTCGAGGGAGCTGATTTTACAATCGGAACTCAGGCTGCAACCACTTTAAGGACTGGTACTACACAGATCCTTGGACTTGCCTTTCAGGTCAGTGCCACAGCAGATGCCATTAAGACATATGGCAGAGCCAAAGAAACGGCCTACCAGTTAGGAAAAACCTTGAAATTGCTCAAGAAGCATCAAGAGTTTGCATATGTTGGACATCATAATGCAGCAGCAGCAGGTTCAAGTTCTGCAGCTAGAGAAATGGCCTCAGCCTCAGCAATTATTAGTAATTCGACTGATGCCGGTTCTAACTCTACTGATGCATTAACTGAGGCTAAGTTCTTAGTTGCTGCCCAAGCTGCTTATGTAGCCGGTTCAGAGCCAAATGTCTTCATGATTAAACCTGCAGATGCACCTATAATAAGTGCCTTCACAGGAGCTTCAGGAAGATATAGAAACTTCAACGATGGAACTAAGACATTAGTTAACGTAGTTGATTTATATGTTTCTCCATTTGGTGAGTACAAGATGGTTCTTAACAGACACCAGTTAACTACACATGCATTCTTATTAGACCCTGCAATGTTTAGACAGACTGTACTACGTCCTGTTAGCAGAACTTTACTTGCTAAGACAGGTGACAGTGACAAACATGCTGTTGTCATGGAAGTAGGATTAAAGCACATGAACTTTGGCGATAGCCATATGATCACAGGCTTGTCCTAATAACTAATTGCATGAGGGTAAGTGGTTTTTGCTCTCCTTGGCTACAAACCCTCATGCATTTCTATTCAAGGAGTTAATATGATTTACGATAAAGACCGTCAGGGTAACAACATCATTAATGTTAACACTGAGTTTTTTAACAATGTCGGTGAAGATGCTAGAAAGCATACACAAGATATACCCCAGTGGCATTTAGATAACCTTAAAGACCAACGTAACGTCAGCACCCAACAAAAAGAGGGTGAGATGATGAAGGTTGCCTCAATACCTACAGCAGTTATCGAGAAGTGGATGCGAGAAGGTTTTAACGTCATGACTGACAAAAACATTACAGCTAAACAAATAGTCAACAAACTTAAGAGTGAAAACTTAGATGCATTCTTAACAACAGAGAAGAGTTTATAAATGTCACTATATGAAAATATGAATAAGCGAAAGAAGGCCGGTACATCAAGGCCTAAGTCAAAGTCAACAATATCAAGCAAGGCCTTTAGCAACATGAAGGCAGGGTTTCCTAACAGCAAAAAGAATAAACCTAAAACTAAAAAAGGATAAGATATGAACTATGGTGATTTAAAGACCCATTTTAATAACGTACTTAACCGTTCAGACATCACCACAGCTTTAACAACTACCTTTATCGAACAGGGTACGGCTCGTGTGCAGAGACAGTTAAGAACACCTATGCAAGAAGCCGTAACCACTTACACACTATCAGGGATAACTGAATACATTACACTACCTAATGACTTCATAGAGATCGTAAGTCTTTACTATTTAAACACTGAGTTAAGTAGAGTTCC